ACTGGAGCTGCTGCGGCGCCCGAATGCCGGGCAGGGCCGGGCGGAGCTGTTCGAGGCGCTGATCGGGCAGATCCTGCTGAGCGGGAATGGCTATGTCGAGGCGGTGGGCGAGGGGGCGAAGGGCCTGCCGGCGGAATTGCATGTCCTGCGCTCGGACCGGATGGCGGTGGTGCCGGGGCCGGATGGCTGGCCGGTCGCCTATGACTACGGGCTGGGCGGGCGGAGCGTCCGCTTTGACATGAGCGGCAGCCCGGATCCGATCTGCCATATCCGCAGTTTTCATCCTCTGGACGATCATTACGGGCTTTCGCCGATGCAGGCGGCGGCGGTGGCGGTCGATGTCCATAACAGCGCCTCGGGCTGGTCGAAGGCGCTGCTGGACAATGCCGCGCGGCCTTCGGGCGCGATCATCTACAAGGGGGCGGATGGGCAGGGTGCGCTGTCGCCCGAGCAGTATGACCGGCTGGTGACCGAGATGGAGACGCATCACCAGGGCGCGCGCAATGCCGGGCGGCCGATGCTGCTGGAGGGCGGGCTTGACTGGAAGCCCATGGGGTTCAGCCCGAGCGACATGGAGTTTCACGAGACGAAGCGGGCCGCCGCGCGCGAGATCGCGCAGGCCTTTGGCGTGCCGCCGATGCTGGTCGGTATTCCGGGCGAAGCGACCTATGCCAATTACGCCGAGGCGAACCGGGCCTTCTATCGCCTGACGGTGCTGCCGCTGGTCGGGAGGGTCGCGAGCGGCCTTGCCTGGTGGCTGTCGGAGCATCTGGGCGAGGAGATCGACCTGCGCGCCGATCCCGATCAGGTTCCGGCGCTGGCCGATGAGCGCGACCAGCAATGGCGGCGGGTCGGCGAGGCGCTGTTCTTGACCGAGTCCGAGAAGCGGGCCGTCCTTGGCCTGCCGCCCTTGGCGGAGGGGTGAGGATGGAGGGGTCGCGTTTCGTCAAGGAACCGTTCGACTGGCGCGATCAGCGCATCGACAGTCAGGACCGGATCATGGAGCTGCAATTCGCGCAGGTGGAACGCCGGCTGGAGCGGATCGAGGCGCTGATCGAGGGGCTGGAGCGGCGGCTCTGGATGACCGTCTATGGCGTCGTTGCGGTGATCTTGACCCAGGCGGTGCAATCAATCCTCGAATATGCCCCGAAGGGAGGCTGAGATGCGTTCAACCGATTGCGGGCTGGAAGTGAAATACGCGCAAGGCGCGGAGATGGTGGCCGATGGCAATGTCATCGAGGGCTATGCGAGCCTCTTTGGCGTGGCTGACAAGGGCGGCGATGTCGTCGTCCGGGGGGCCTATGCCGCGAGCCTGAAGCGGCTGGCCGATCGCGGCGAGCGGGTCAGGATGCTGTGGCAGCACGACCCCGCCCGACCCATCGGGATCTGGGACGAGATCCGCGAGGATGCGAAGGGCCTGTGGGTCAAGGGCAGGCTGCTGCCCGAGGTGGGCCTTGCGCGCGAGGCGGCGGCGCTGGTTGCGGCGGGGGCGATTGACGGGCTGTCGATCGGCTATCGCACCGTCTCGGCGGAGCGCGACGCCAAGGGGCGGCGGGTGCTGACCGAGGTGGAGCTGTGGGAAGTGTCGCTGGTCACTTTCCCCATGCTCTCCGAGGCGCGGTTGGGCCGGAAGTCGGAGGATGCCGCATTGGCCGCCGTCTTCCGGGCCGCCAAGGAGGCCCTGCGGGGCGAATGAGATCACCACAACGGAGAAAACCATGACCGAGGCGAAGGCCGCGGCCGGGACGGAATTGCCCGGCGAGCTGGGGCAGGAGATGCTGGGGTTCGTCAGCGAACTCAAGGCATTCCGCGCCGATATTCAGAAACGACTGGAAACACGGGAAGATCGCATGACCCTCTTGGACCGCAAGACCATCATCCGCGGCCGCGTGCCGCTTTCGGCCGAGAGCGACGCCGCGGCGCCGCATCAGAAGGCGTTCGACGCCTATATCCGGCATGGCGACGACGACGCGCTGCGCGGGCTGCCGCTGGAAGGCAAGGCGATGAGCACCGTTTCGGATGGCGGCTTCCTTGCCGCGCCGACGGTCGCGCTGCAGGTGCAGGAGGCGCTGAACGTCACCGCCTCGCTGCGGCGGGTGGCGAATGTGGTCGCTGTCGAGTCGGCGACCTTCGAGATGCTGGTCGACATGGGCGATATCGCCTCGGGCTGGTCGACCGAGACGGGCCTGCAGGTCGAGACCGGCACCCCGACCGTGCAGCGGGTGGTGATCCCGGTCCATGAGCTTTCGGCGATGCCGAAGGCCAGCCAACGCCTGCTGGACGACGCGGCCTTCGATGTCGAGGCCTGGCTTTCGGGCTGCATCGCCGAGAAATTCGCCCGCGCCGAGGCAACGGCCTTCATCAATGGCGATGGCGTCAACAAGCCGAAGGGCTTCCTTGCCCATGCGCGGGCTGCGAATGCCTCGGCGACGAATATGCAGATCGGGACGATCGCCTCGGGAGCGACGGGGGATTTCGCGGCCTCGAACCCCGCGAATGCGCTGATTGATCTGGTCTATGCGCTGAGCGCGCAGTTCCGGGCCAATGCGAGCTTCGTGATGAACTCGAAAACCGCGGCGGCGGTGCGCAAGATGCGCGACACCGATGGCCGGTTCCTGTGGTCGGATTCGCTGGCGATGGGGCAGCCGCCGCAACTGCTGGGCTATCCCGTGCTGCTCTGCGAAGACATGCCCGACATCGCCAATGGCTCGGCCTCGATCGCGTTCGGGGATTTCAGGGCGGGCTATACAATCGTCGAGCGCCCCGACCTGCGGGTGCTGCGCGATCCCTTCTCGGCCAAGCCGCATGTGCTGTTCTATGCCACCAAGCGCGTCGGCGGCGGCGTGACCGATGCGCGCGCGATCAAGGTGATGGTCTTCGGCTGATCCGGGCCGAAGCGGGGCCGCGCGGCATATTCCGCCCGACCGGCAGCCACTGTCCGCGCGCGCGAAGGCGGCCCGCGCGGCCCCGGTTTACCTGAAGCATTTGCGGCGACGCGCCGACGAAAGGATCTGGCATGATGCTTGTGGAGTTGACGGCGCCTGTGTCCGAGGCGCTGCCGGTCGCGGGGCTGAGGGCCCATCTGCGGCTGGGAACGGGTTTCGAGATCGCCGAGGACGAGGCGGAGACGGCGGCGCTTGCGGGTTATCTGCGGGCCGCCATCGCGACGATCGAGGCGCGGACGGGCAAGGTGCTGCTGACGCGCTGCTTTCGGCTGCGGCTGGATCGCTGGCGCGAGGAGGATGCCCAGCCCTTGCCGCTGGCGCCCGTCGCCGCGGTCGAGGCGGTCGAGATCGAGGATGCCTCGGGCGCGACCACGGCGCTTGCAGCGGGGTCATGGCGGCTGGTTTCCGACCTTCACCGGCCGCTGTTGCGGGGAAGGGCGGGCTTCCTGCCCGGGATCCCTGAGGGGGGTGCTGCGGTGATCACCTTTTCGGCCGGGTTCGGGCCGGCCTGGTCGGCGGTCCCCGCCGATCTGGCGCAGGCGGTCATGCTGCTTGCGGCGCGCTATCACGAGGATCGCAGTTTCGAGGGGACCGAAGCGGCCATCCCCTTTGGCGTCAGCGCGCTGATCGAGCGCTGGCGCGCGGTCCGCATCCTTGGGGGGCGGGGCGCATGTCGCGGTCGGGCATGAGGCCGCCACGGCTGGATGTGCCGCTGGAACTGGAGACGCCACTGTCGGAAGCCGACGGCGCTGGCGGTTTCCGGCAGTCCTGGCGGCGGGTCGGCCGGGTCTGGGCCGAGATGCGGTCCGGCGTGGGCGGCGAGCGGGTATCGGGGGTGGCTGTCCAAAGCACCGTGACCTGGCGGATCGTGGTCAGGGCGGCCGTCCTCGGCGATCCCCGCCGCCCGCGCGCGGGCCAGAGATTGGGCATGGCGGGCGGGCGGTGGTTCCTGATCCGGTCGGTGGCCGAGATGGATCCTGCCGGGCGCTACCTTCTGTGCCTCGCAAGCGAGGAGGCGGCACCATGAGCATGAAAGCAGCGCTTGCCCTGCAGGCTGCGGTCTATGCGGCGCTGAGGGAGAGCGACGGGCTGGCGCAGCTTGTCGGGGATGCGATCTTCGACGCGGCGCCGGTGACGCCCCCGGCCGGGATCCATGTCGCGCTGGGCGCGGAGGATGTGCGCGATGCCGGCGACATGACCGGCGGCGGGTCGGTCCATGACATCGACGTCTCGGTCATCTCGGGTGCGGGGGATGGCGGATTCGCCGGGGTGAAGGCTGCCGCCGCCGCGGTCTGCGAGGCGCTGGAGGCGGCCGATCTGGCGCCTGAACCGGGCGGGCTGGTTGGTCTCTGGTTCCTGCGCTCGCGGGCACGCCGGATTGAAAATGGCGCGCGGCGGCGGGTCGATCTGACCTTTCGCGCGCGCATCGACCTTGGGATGAGGAGCTAGGATATGGCGGTCCAGATGGGACGCGACCTTCTGATCAAGCTGGACATGACCGGAGACGGCCAGTTCGAGACCATCGCCGGCCTGAGGGCGACGCGGATCGCGTTCAACGCCGAGACGGTGGATGTCACCAGCCTTGAAAGCGAGGGCCGCTGGCGCGAGCTGCTGGGGGGCGCGGGCGTGCGCTCGGCCACGATCTCGGGCTCGGGGGTCTTTCGCGACGGGGCCAGCGACGAGCGGGCGCGGCAGGTCTTTTTCGATGGGGAGGTGCCGCGCTTTCAGGTGGTGATCCCGGATTTCGGCAATGTCGAGGGTCCGTTCCAGATCACCAGCCTGGAATATTCCGGCAGCTATAATGGCGAGGCAAGCTATGAGATTTCCCTGGCAAGCGCCGGCGCGCTCAACTTCATCGCGCTGTGAGCGCGGGGCCAATCCCTGGGCCGGGGAGGTGGCGGTCCGGCTGGGCGGCAGGGCCTATCCCGCCAGGCTGACGCTGGCCGCGCTTGCGGAACTCGAGGGTGAGCTGGGGGCCGAGAGCATGGTCGCGCTTGTCGAACGCTTCGAGGGCGGGCGCTTCTCGGCCCGCGACATCGGCGCGGTTCTGGTCGCGGGGCTGAGGGGCGGCGGGTGGCAGGGCGAAAGCGCGGAATGCCTTGCCGGGATCGAGGCCAGCCCGGCCGAGGCGGCGGAACTGGCCGCCCGCCTGCTGGCCCGCGCCTTCCGCATCGAGGGGACATGACTCGGCCGGGGCTGGACTGGGCGGGCCTGCTGAAAGTCGGGATCGGCCCGCCGCGACTGGGCGGGCTGGGCCTGACGCCCGCGCAGTTCTGGACCCTGACCCCTGCCGAACTGGCCCTGATGCTGGGGATCGAGGCGGGCGCCGGCGGGATGACCCGCAGTCGTCTTGCGGCGCTTGCCGCGCGCTATCCAGACGCCCCGCGCGGGGGCGGCTGAGAACGGAAATCACAGGAGGTGCCAGTGGCGCGCGAGGACGATATTGGCTGGCCGGATGAGAGCGGTGCTGGGGGGGCCGGCTCGGCCATGGCCAGCCTCGACGCGGAGCTGAGCAAGCTGCGCGAATCGATGCTCTATACCAGCCGCGAGGTCGGGACGCTGAACAGCGGCATCGGCAGCGGGCTGCGCCGGGCATTCGCCGGTCTGACGCTGGACGGCATGAAGCTTGGCGATGCGCTGAAGGTCGTGGGTCGCGGCCTTGTCGATACCGCCTTTTCGATCGCGATGCGCCCGGTGCAGCAGGCTTTGTCCGGGGCGATCTCGCAAGGGGTGAACGGCCTCGTCTCTGGCGCGCTGCCCTTTGCCGATGGCGGGGCCTTTGCGCAGGGGCGGGTGATGCCCTTTGCCAAAGGGGGTGTGGTGAGCCAGCCGACCTATTTCCCGATGCGCGGCGCGACGGGGCTGATGGGAGAGGCGGGGCCCGAGGCGATCATGCCCCTGACGCGCAGCGCGGATGGCCGCCTTGGTGTCGCGGCGGCCGGGGGCGGGCGCGCGGTGAACGTGACCTTCAACGTATCGACGCCGGATGTCGCGGGCTTCCAACGCTCGCAAAGCCAGATCGCCGCCCAGTTGGGGCGCGTGCTGGCGCAGGGCGAAAGGAACAGGTGAGCCATGGCATTCCATGAGGTGAGGTTCCCGGCGAACCTCTCGTTCGGCGCGGTCGGCGGACCCGAGCGGCG